AAAAAGCTATCGGCGAGATAGTTTTTTTACTTATTATATAGCTATTTATAGTTACAACTCCCCGACTATTCCCCGACCTCTGGATAAGGTCTTTTTTATTCCCCAAAAACGGCAATTTAAAAGAGCAATCTTGTCATTTTGACCATTTTGTCAAAATAGAAATCAAATCTCGCAACCATTATTGCCAAAATGGCTATTTTGAACGAATAGACTACTGTATTTTACTGTGTTTTACTGTATCTTGAGCTAACTCGAGATTATCTTGAATACGAAAAAAAAGCCCCTAGGTTGTTACACCTAAGGGCTTTCTGTGTCTTATCTTAAACTGGCTTTTTAGTCAGTTCATAGGTTACACCATTGATAGAAATTTCAATCCCCTCAATGTTGACCTCAATCTTGTCTGTGCTACCGACATCTGTGACGGTAGCAGTATCAAACTTGGCCAGTGTTCCATTTTCAGCCTCAATGGCTTTCAGACGGCTTGACATACCTACCAGGTAATTATCATAGCCTGTAGCAGCGTAGTCATAGACTGCACCGCCTGTCTTAAACATGCCTTTGATAGCCTCGCTAAAGGTTTTGGCTCCTGAAACCTTGTAGCTACCTCCTGAACGTAGCAGGTAGAACCAATCTGTAAGAAAGTCATCTACAGAGGCATAGTGCATATAGTAACCACCTTCATTTGATGGACGGGCAGAGCCTTGTGTGACAGTCACACCACTTGGACGCTCTCCTTTACCAGTCCATGTCATGCCTCCCCAGTTGTTGTCTGCCTTACCTACAGCTGAGGTACCCCAAAGCCCCTCAAAGTGTAGAACGGTAATAGCGTAGCTAGGCAGGATATTGTGTTCCTTACAGTTAGCAAGAATCTTATCTAGCACGGCTTTCTTCAGGACGACACCATTGAACGACAAATCACCATCCTCTTTGAATTGCACCGTCTGTGGTTCATTTTTGACCGTCTCAGACGGTTTTTCTTTAGCTTTGAGCAATTTATTGACTATGGCTTGAACAGGCTCATAGCGTGGTCCTAGTGACCGTTTTCGGTCCTCTCCAGCCCCATGCTTACCTGCTAAGACCTCCCTAGCAAGCTCCTCATCAGTCTTCTCACTTGCCGTAGCTTTGCCATTAATGACTGCCATGACAGGCTCATATTGATTGCCCAAACTTGCTTTGCGGGCATCTCCGTTACCATGCACCCCAGCCAAAGTCTCCTTAACAAGCTGTTCCAGTGATTTGCTGGAGGTGCTGGGTTGATTTGCTGGGCGATATAGATAGTAATACATACCACGAGATACTTTATTGTAATCATCAATAGTAATACCATTGCGTTTAAAATTACAATGGATAATGTTGACATTATCTACAAATATCCCAGTGTGTCCACCTTCGCCGCTGGAATAACCACGTTTACCCCAAATAAAAACATCATGTCTTTGAGCGTTAAATGGTTTATTTTCAGCAATCAAAACATATCCGTTACGTATCAACCAGTCATGCATATACTCAGTGTTAACCGCCCAACCTGCCGAAATCGCACCACCCGCCATTAGCGCATAATATACAGCACTAGAACAGTCATAACTATTCGGACCGTTACGATAGTCCATTGAGTAAGAGACTTTGCCGACACGGTCGCTCATCCAACAAATGGATGTTTCAAGATTGATTGTCATCTAATACCTCCAAAATTGGTACAAGTAGAAATGCAATTGGCGCCAAAATAATCAGCGCCAACACACAAAATGTTGTCTTTAATATCCTCATCGTTTGTCTGCCTTTGGCTCATAATAGTCAAGAGCCTGCTCACTATCTGACACGCCAGCAGTCGTCGGGTCATTGATGATACCGACAACAGTCAAGATAGACATAATCGTCGCAAAGGTTGATTCCCAATTCTCAGGGACCCAATTAAAGCCCAGTTGTTGAGACAAAAGTACCAATAACGGTACTAGTGTCCACCAAAATGTTTTATTGCGTAAACGAACACCCCAGTTTATTTTCATAAATGTTACCCCTCTTTCATAATGACACGTTTTAGCTCTCGAATATCTTCTCCCATGCTTTTGACCTGCTCCGCAAGGACCAAGATTGCCTTGTTTTGCTCATCGTGACTATCTAGCCGACGATTAGCACTTTCCTTGAATTCTTTGAGATTTTCAATATCCTTCTCTAATACCGTAATACGATTCTCTTGCTTTGTAATCTTGGCTGAGAAATTAGTCCACAATCCAACGACTGTAGACACAAATCCAACCAACGCATATACATGTTCTGGTTTGATATGCATAGGCTATCCTTCCTTAGTCAATTCGTTAAAGATTTCATCATCTTCAACTAGCTTGCGAATGTAAGCTTTGATTCGGTCCTTAATAATTGGACTAAATTTAATATCCTTCCACTTCATGTTGCCTTCCATAACTTCTAGAGCATATAATTTAATCATCATGTCAATTCTCCTATCTTTATTAAATATCAGTTTCAGGACTATCTTCAGATTCATCATCAAAGATACCTGTCGCAAAAAGTTCTTCATCGGTAAGGATTCCTTTCTCATAGAGCAGGACGGTAATTTTCAAGAATGATGAACGGGAAGCTGCGGACATTTTTACTTGCTCTTTAACCTTTTCAAGATTCTTTGTAGCTTCTTCGGTAATATCATCAATCTTAGCAAGACGTTTACCAATTTCATTGAATTTTTCATCTTCTGCTCTGTTTGGGAAATTATCCTGATAGATTTTTTCGAGTGCTAACTCAAACAGTTCTGCATCCGACTTATCAATAGCTTCCTTATCAAAATAGATGGGATACATAGCTCCTTCATCATTGATAAGTAATACTCTAGTTTTCGGATGTTCCCCTTGCGTATATTCCAACGATTTGTTTCCAAATTTTAACCTCATAACTATTCCTTTCTAACTTGGATATGGGTCATTAGTGATGTATGTAATCGTGCCAGTCATTACATGTCTACCGACCGTATTGCTCGTCATCCTAATGGTTCCGTCTGGTGCGAAATGCAAGATATTTGGACTTTTGGTGAACTGAGACACATTTGTATTTACAGTCATATGAACATCGACAACAGGTCTATATCCAGCTGGTATCTTTTCCTGCATGACTGCATGTTCGAAAGAATCCACGGAATATATATTCCGAATGAGACTGATTGTTACTACATCCCCCTTACGAACAAGATTGGCTTTCATGCTATACGGAAATCCCATCGTCAATGTCTTTAGTGGTTTCTCTTGCAGCATTGGATGGTTGGTTTGGGGAGTTATCTCGACCCATTCGTTCCAATTAGCCGAACCATCTGACGCTCTATAACCTATTGCATGCCGCCTGTACACTTTCCACCCGCCATACCAAGATTTTGCAATCTGAAATATATCGGTTGTAGCTCTACACGTTTCGATCCAGCCATATTGCGAAGGAAAAGGACTGTTTGCACAGCCTGGATTTATCCAGCGTGTACCATTGTTAACATGAGTATTGACATCCGTATTGTAAGCGTAAATAGTATTACCTTCGACATTTGTCAATTGATGTTGCTGGATTGGCTTACCATTCAGATAATATCCACCAGTTGACTCTATAGACCCCTTGGGTAGGTTAGTATCTACGATTTTACCAACCGCAAAGCGGTTGCCCTTCTCGTAGCTGAATACTACCGCTTCGGTCGAAACTTTGATTTTAAACTCCGAACGAGTGAACTTGTCTTCAAGTATTCCTATGACATCCCACGACTTATCAGAAGAATAAGTACCTGATAGATTGGCCAGTGAATTTGTCAGGCTCGCCAAGGTCGTAAAAGTACCAGATGCCGGACCGTTGTCTGTCGTGTAATTATTGCTATCTGCTGGAGCTACACGAAAAGTTAAAGTCATTGTGTTTCGCTGGCTACCACCTACTGTCAGCGGAGCTATACGAGCGTTTCTGAGAATAGAGAATGTACTCGATGTCGCTCCTGAACGTTCCACGCTATAGTTGAAAGCTGGTGCAAAATATTCCAATACTGTCACAGTTCGCTCTATCGTGTTGCTCGTTCGCCCACGACTGTCTGTCACCCTTGCTCGTATAGTAACCTGACCATGATAGTTCATAATTCCTAAGCTACCACCATTTTGACTAGTAGACTGGTTCTTGCCGACTATCTCTGCGTGATAGCTTGTGATTGTCGAGCCGTATGCACCTGTAGCTTGTCCGAAATGTACAGCGATATTCGAAACGATTTGTACAAACTGTTGTTCTCCTGGAATCAGCGTCCTAGCGGCAGTATTTCCGTCTATCAGTGTGAAACCAGTCAAACTGGGCTTGATACTATCTGGAACGCTTGCTGTGAAGGTAGTTGACTGTGTTCCTGTCTTGGTACTACCAGAGTATGTATCAACAAAGATTGTCCCTGTGCCACTTGTCGCGTTTGGAATATCATTCGCAAAATCAAGTGGGATAGTCCAAGTTGTAGACGTATCTACATTGGTTGCGATTGTTCCTTGTTTATTGCCCCACGCATATCTAACAGTATGTTTAAAACTGGAGCTTTGACGGTTGATGTTGATAGTAAGTGCACTACCAATAACACCAGAACCGACGCTTACAGAGCTGGAACGTGGGATTGTTGTCAGTCCCAAAATTCCGCTAGTAATTATTCTTCCGTGTATGCCGTTATTCGGATTGAAATCGGCTGAAATAGAAACCTTTTTCGAGCCATCGGCATTGTGACTAATTGTACGACTGCCACTGGCTAACTGTACTTCTTCTCCACTTGTAGCCCAGCGCGGATTCGAAGAATGAACTTGCACTCCATCTATTGTTACAACAAGTGTTGAGTCGCCTGATTGGTTATATGTGTAGTAATTGCCAGTTCTAGAGACCGTTACACGCCAGTTAACCGTTGAGCTATTAGACGGAATGCTCTGCTTAGCTTGGTCAATATACACATTCAAATGTAAGCTGTTGCTTGTGTTAGAATATCTAGCCATCCTATCCTCCTACGTATCGTTTAACATTGATGTCTGGATTGTTATGGTACTGTTCTTCTCTAAATCGACCAATTTGAATAGTCGTAGTGAACACTCCATTGTCAACCTGCAAAGCTCCTGCAGAGAAATAAGCCACTTCTTTACCTGCAGAAATGAATGATATTCTATCATCGGAAAATATAGCTGACGAGCTTCCATCATTTTTACCAACAACTAAACCCTCATTTTGAACACTCATGTACGTATCAATGAAGTTCCAACGTTCAGACATATTGGAAAGATTATTCTCAACAGCGAGTATTCTCTGAGTTGCAACAACCAGGTCCTGTTCAGCTTGAGCTTTGTCAGCTTCATTAGCTTTGACAAAGTTTTGGTAAGCATCAAACCACTGTGTAACTGTTGCAAGACTAGCCTTAGCTTCTAACTCTGCTTGCATAAGGCCATTCTTTTCATTGAGAGCATTGAGTTGCTCTTGGGTCAATATTTGGTCTGCTTTGGAGTCGATACGTTTTTCAACATCAGCCTGCGCTTCACCAAACATTGTCGCAACCGTCCCTTCCTCTAGTTGCGGCTTGGTCAAATATAGGATGGAATTTGTAGTAAACTCAAAGGCATAGATATAAAACCTTATTTCTTTTGTAAAATCAATATCATCATTTAATTTTAGATTGCTAGATACTCTGTGCCACTTGTTAATCGTAGATATATTGATTGTCGTTTTCCCAGAATGGAAATCTCGCTGGCCAGCCTTATTGTAGTAGTAAATACCAAACTGAATTTTAGTACCAACACCAGTAGCAAAAATGTCTGCAGAGAAAGTATATTTACCCACTCTAAGATCGCTTGCTTGCAATGTTTGGTTAAGTGCCTTCCAGTTGCGCTGACCATTAGACTCATTAAATTCAATAACTGGCCCAGTACCATTAAACGATTCACGATAAAATGCATGATAAGATGTTGTCGGATTAGAGATACCGCTGTTGTACATACTAACCCAACTAGGTATCTCTATATTCTTGTAGGTAATCCCTCCAACCGTAAATGCCTCAGAGCTCTCTTTCGGGTTCGAGAAAGTAGCGTTCCGTAAAATATTCCGTCCGCCTACCTCAATCTTCGCCCATCTATCGGCCCAGCGATACTTTGTCTTATCCGTGCTATCAGCTTGTGTGTAATCTGAGTAATGCCCGATATATCGCTGACCATTATCTGATGTGGTCAAGCCTGTACCGTCTGCGTTGTCTGAGTAGGCAAAGTGAATATAAGGTGTCCGACCGTCTGCACCCTTAGGACCAGGTATGCCCTGAGCACCTGTATCTCCTTTATCTCCTTTCCACTTGCTCCAGCGATATGAGGCAGGGTTAGTAGAGTCCGTAGCAGTAAAATCTTGATACATGCCGATATACGCCTTGTTTTTGTCTGTCTGGCTAAACCCTCCACCTGTGGCATTGTCAGCATAGGCTATATGGGTATATTGAGTACGACCATCAGCACCTTTAGGGCCAGCTATCCCCTGGTCTCCCTTAGGACCCTGAAGACCTTGTAGTCCCTGTGGACCTTGCGGACCTTGTGGGCCTTGCGGACCTGTAGCTCCTCGGTCACCCTTTGCGCCTGTAGGACCAGTCTCCCCCATCTTAGCCACTGAGTAACCAGTTTCTGAAGTATTATCCGTATATGCCCAGACAGTTTTTGTCCACAGAAATTGACCATTTGGGACGCTTGGTACCTGAGATGTCCATGACGTTGGCTGAATTGTGCCAGATGTCGATTTTCCGTAAGTAATCGTCGTTGAACGAATACCTACTCCGTCCTTACCAGCGATACCATCACGGCCAGTGTTTCCGTCACGACCAATACGAGAGACAGTGTAGCCGGTCTCCGTGTTGCCGTCTGTATAAGTCCATACCGTCTTAGTCCAAAGATAATTGCCAGGGGGAACAGTCGGAACTACCGCAGTCCAACCAGTCGTCGGTGCCGTGGCACCATTGGTTGAACTAGCATAAGCGACGGTCGTCGAGCGAATACCCACTCCGTCACGACCTGGAAGTCCATCAGACCCTCTTTGTCCAGGGTCTCCTTTTTCGCCTTTTACACCATCTCGACCATCCAATACGTTTACAAACGTCAGCTCATCAACAGCTACCTCATCGTTACCTATGTATGCTGCCACCGTCAAAGTAGATGTATCTGTAACATCTGCACCACGGACGGTATAGGTCATCCCCGTTTTAACAGCGCCATCCAAAGACCAGCGCCAAGTCACAGTGGCAGTCAGAGGCTTACCACCCTTGTAAAGAGTAGGCGTTACAATGGATTGACCAGTTCCATTCTTGAAAATAACGCCATTATCAGTAGCCAGTTTGATAAGGTAGGGTTTAGAAGCTTCGAATAGTTCTTGCCAACGCTCCTGAATACCACTTGACAACTTGCTTTTAAGCGCTCTGACATTGTCAAATACAGTCTTATTAGTACTTGGCTTGGTGAAACTGATAGTTTGTTCTGAGACGCGCACCTCTAGCAACAAGGCGGGATAAAAATCTCCGTTGTAGACCTTGGCGGTATCTCCTATCTCCAAATCAACGTACCCATCAATTTCATAAGTAACTGACGGATAAGCTGAACGCATTAACTCTTTGTAAGCCTGCGTCCTAAGCATTTCCTTGCTTTTGGTATCCACAGTAATATCTTTGCGAGTATATTTATCACGATTACCAGTAGAATCTGTCCATGCAGACGGATATTTCTGCATAGAAATAGGAGCGTAGAGCATTTCTCCTTGTTGGAAAAACTCCACCACTCCATTTTCGTTTTTAACTTCCCAAGGTCCTAAGCCTGCGATGGTTATTTCTTGACCGTTTTCGCCTTGTGCAGTCGGTCTAATGGCATTGACAATCAAATCCGTTTTATCAATCTTACGCTTAATAGAACGAATATTTTTGCCTTTTTTCAAAATAATGTCGGACCGAACTTTTCCAACACCTTGATGTTTATCATCGTGTTCTCGATAGACGTTCAATATAAAATCTTTGATAGTCCCGTTAGCGTTCAGTTTAACCTCAAAGTCGACCTCTGCATCAAACTTATTGGCCAGCGATAGAATACGGTTCAACTTGGTATCTTGACCTTCCCATCCAAGTGTGCGTTTTTGGTCTGAAATTTCGTTAACACCAATTCGTAAAGTCGCAAATTCCAACAAGCCCATAACATCGCAATATTCTTTGAATGTACGAGCTTTGTCAGATTTGAATGGATTGGTGTATTCGTTAGTCAATTCCAAGTTCAAATCTTTACAAGTACAGGTAATGGTATGTTCAGTCTCTTCAATAGTCATGACATTAAAGAGATATGTCCGTCCTTTGTACACAAACGAAACGAAAGATCGATCATTCAGTGCATTTGCGGTTTGATAAGGGGCAACATCCGTCTGGATGGTTTGTTTAAATACAGTAAATTCAAAAAGGCTACTTGCTTTACTCAGATAACGTGTCCACTTATCGTTGTAAAAATTCAAAGTCCCCTGTTTATTGTTATCAATAAAGGCAACTTTTTGTAAATTGTTATCATGAATCGTTAAAATCATCTATAAGTGCCTTTCTTCTATATTTACAGAGACGGTCGGAGTCTTTTGAATAAAGCTAGACAACAAAATTTCTAATTGAGATTTGCCCGGAGGAATAGTCAAATTCCAACCAGACCCATCTACAACCTGATGATTTGCGGGTAGTCCGTCAATTGTAACCAAGTCTTTTTCGACATCCAACACTACGGTAGAACCAATCTGAAAACGATTAGGAACATCTACAGTTCCCGTCACAAAGTCCTTGCGATAGACTATACTGTCTAAATACATGTGATGGATATGTGGGTGACTTCCCAAAGCGCCTAAAGCGACGTGAATCTTGGCAGATTTTCGACCTTTGATTTCAGGCACATAGAATTGAGGATACGAACCCCACCAATGAACTTGTAACATATCATCACGTCTTAGAATATCCGCCCAACCTCTCTCTGCATTGAATGGATTGTCGCTATCTAAATGTGTGCATTTAAACGGCCAACTCCTCAAAATCTTGTATCCACTACGCCCATCTGAGACAAGCAGATTAAATTCCGAGTCTACACCGTTTCCACGTTTGAATGTTTCGACACCATACAAAAAACGGCCCTCTGTATCAGAAACCGTTAATTTGATAAAACCTTTTTGCATGACACTTCCTGCCCAGAAGATTTGCCTCCACCAAATATACTCATTCAAAGCACCTCTATCACTACTACTGTCCAGCGGAATTTCCCAAGTAATAGAACCTGCATGATGCGGGCCAGAACCAGCACCTCGACTCCCCATAGCTAAGTGCGGGCGACCAAACTCATTTTTTATATACAGTTGAGTGTCCAACGATTGCGATAAATCATTGAGAATAGCTGTATTTTTTTGACCCTGTGCAAAGCCTTTGACAATACCATTGTTAGAGACATAATCGAAAAGAATTTCCGAACGCTTGTACGTCTCCGTATCCGCTTCTTCTTTGTCTCCGATTTCTAGAGCGGTGTTTAGGTTTACGATGCCGATATAGCCGTTTTCGGAGTTGTGTTTTACCGTAATGATAGGAGGAGCGGGTACATTGCCGTTATTCACTAAATCAAAAACCAGTTTCCCATTCTCTTCTCTTGGATTGTCAAAACGTTTATAGGCACTCGAATGAGCGACACCGTCAGGGATTAGAAATTCTATTTCCCCCTTTTGATACCAACTACGAATATTGTCTGGTTCAATCTCACCAGTAACTAACGCCAGATAATATTTATCGGGTTCATCAGAAAAGGTTAAGCGCGCCACCTCGTCAGTTCGAAATACACCGGCTAATTCGTGCTTAACACTTTCTAAATTTATCCCTTTAAGAGTAAAACCGACTTTGATAGTTTTAGGACCTATTTTTATATCATGTACATTAACACCAATAGCTGGAGCGTCATTTGTTGAGACACTCCTACTATTGCCGATAGAACGTTTAATATCAGTAATGCGCATGACTTGCGATAAATCATAGCCATTAAAAACAACTGATAAATTTGTCATTAAATCCTCCTTAACATCATATCGATTTTATCTGCTGGACTCTGATAGTGAGAGAGTTTTTCTCCCAACCTGCCTACCAAAGTTCCATCCTCAAGCACCATGTAAACAGGTCTTTGCAAAGCTTCTTCTGCAATCTCCAATGCACGATTGACTTGTTCTTTAGATTTATCAAACACATGTTCGATTTTTTCGGTCACAGTATGCTTGCTACTACTTCTTACCATCACTTGACTAGCCAAGCTCTTATCCAATCCTAGTGACACTTCTGGTGCAGTAATCGTAACTGACTGTTTCAGTTTAGCCATTGTACGTTCAAGGACATCTTTATCTGCTTCGATACCGACCGCGATACCTTGAGGAATAAATCGCCCGACTTCATCTCTCATGACACGAGACGGAGAGTGAATATCTAAAGCACGCTTAATCGTAGAAGTTACTCGACTTGCCACAGAATTAGCGGCAGCGATAGCAACTCCAGCATTAGCTTGGATACCGCCTGCCAAACCTTGCATTGCCATTGCTCCAATTTCCGAAAATCTACCGCTGATTCCTGAAAAAGGTTCTCTCAATTTAACTGCTAGATTCTTCACTTTACCAACTGGAGAATTAGTGCCGTTGGTGATACCATTCGCGAGACCTTCTGTGATATGTCCACCAAATTCGGTAAACACTCTTGAAGGCGAGTGAATACCTAGATTTTCCTTGAATCCTTGTTGTATTTTTGTCCCTACAGACTTCGTGGCTTCTACAGCTTTAGCAGAGCCATTTTCTATTCCTACTGCCGCACCGTTAGGGACTTCTTCGCCTAACGAAGCAAAATTGGCATTTGCTAGTTCTGCTTGCAAGCCACTTGTTATATTGGTTACTAGACCTTTTACCTTATCTGGTATCTCTACACCAGCAGAATCCATAACGCTTCCCATAGCGTTTTTAGCCGCTTCTGCGTTAGCTCTAAAGTTCTCTTGCAAGACCGACAACTCTTCATCCGTCGCATTAACAAAAACCTGAGTTTGCGCAGCACCTTCTGGACCCATTTGACGTAACTGCTCTAAGACTCCCTGGTCAACACCACGTTCTGCCAAAATAGCAAGGTTAGAGGACCACTGTTCAATAGCGGCACGGTTCGTCTCCAAATTAGCATTGATTTGTTCAATCGATATAGCCGATTTTTGCTCGATTGCGTCAAACATGCCTGTTGTCGTTTCAAGTAGCTCGCCATACTTAGAACGCATATTGTCAATAGCTGTTTTTTGTGCTTCTGACATATTCTCGTAAGCAATGACTTGTCGATTTGTACCATTTTCGGCTGCTGCAGCCATCGCTTCGGCTGCTGCTTGTTGGACTGCAGAAGTTTGTTCGTACTCAGTCTGTAAAGCAGCCTGAGTCGCTTGTAGTTCAAGTTCCTGTTCGTTCAGCTTTTTCAACTCTTCTCGTCGCTTAGCATCTGAAACATCAGAAGCGTTGTTCCACTCCGTGCGCAACTTGGCAATCTCGGCTAATTGTGCTCCAATATCAGCACGTTGTTGCTCAATATCCAGCAAGTTTTTTTGACTGGCTTCCCATGTGCTCTCAGCTTCCATTGCAGATATACGAGCATTAATCTGTTCAGCATTGTGCGACAACGAGTCGGTATTCTTGTCATAGGCCAAGTTCAAACCTTCTACAGAATCATTAAGTGTTTGAATTTTCTTCTGCAAATTCTTCTTATCGGCGGCAGACTTATTCTCTTTTTGTGAAAGAGCGACAATTTCCGCAGAAAGTTTTTTATACGATTCACGATTAGCTTCCACGTCTTGTAGGCTATTTTTTCGTGCTACTGCACTATCTTTAACAGATTTCTTTAGATTGTCTGTGCTTTCTGCTAACTCCTCTTGCGCTTTAGACAGACGCTTAGACTCTTCAGATTCCCTTGTCAGCCATTGCCATAACGCAACACCAGCTCCGACTAACAATCCGATACCTGCGATTACCCAGCCTATAGGGCCTGTTAAAGCGGTAAGAGCGGCTTTAAGAGCCGTTACTGCTGCGGTGCTTGCGATGGTTGCGGCAGTTGATAGACTAATGGTTCCTGTCAAAACACCGTACAGAACATTAGAAACGGATAGTACTCCGTTATTAGCCATATTTATTACCATTTGAGCTTTTGTAACAGAACCACATACGGCTTGTGCTTGAGTCATTAAGTTAATAACTGCTACAGCGGATTTTGCCGAAGCAGTAAAACCGGTCCACATAGTCGTAAAACGCCCCCACATATCAACTACTGTATTAGCCGCTCTCATCGCCAAAATAGCTGAGCCTAAAGTTATTAATACAGGGGTCAAGGCTTGCGCTGCACCAATACCTTTGTCCAAAACACCAAACAAAAAAATGAATACAGGAGTAGAAGACTTGATTGCACCGTTTACAACTTTGAAAGCAGCAGTAATCACCACCTTCATGCTATCGAAGTGTTCTGCGATAGTTTTGCCTGATACTTCTTTAGATAAATCATCTAAAGCTTTAATTGTCCCAGCTACACCACGGACAACTGCGTTTTTTAAGTTGTTAAACGATGTGGCAATCCCTTTACTGTTTTCTCGAGCTAACTCCGCAAAACCTCCTACACCCTTGTCTAATTCAACTAATCTGTTTGAAAATTGATCAAAGGTAATTTGTCCGCTCTTCAAAGCTGCATAAAAGTCACGTTGTGCGGATTTTCCTGCAAATCCAAAACTTTCAGCAGTCTTTTGTAGAGCATACGGCATTGTTTCTTGCAACGTCTTCCATGATTGCAAGTCCACTGTCCCCGCAGATAACATCTGGCTAAACTGGTCTAGACCACGACTTGCATCTGCACTTGAAGCACCCGAGGCAAGGAATGCGTTGTTCAAGGCCAATGTAGTATCTGTAGATTTTCGAAGATTACCTGTAATAGAGGTCAAGCGTTGAGCCGTACCCACAACTTCATCAAGGGTAGTAGGTAGCCCGTCAATGCCATTCGCGAGCTTGTCTGTTGAACTAGCAACATCTTCTGTACTATGGCCCATCGCTTTCATAACTCGAGGGAATTTTTCCAACGTATCAAATCGTTTAATAGCTCCATCAAGCGAGCTAACCAGTAAATCGACACCTTTTTTAGCTAAAGAGAAAACCGCTACGCCCAAAGCGAAGTTTTTGAGGGAAGTAGAGCCTTTTTTGCCTTTTTCCGCAACCTTATCCAGTTCATTATTCAAGACCTTGACTTGCTTACCATCAACATCAACTAGTATGGTTACCTTTCCATCAGCTGCCATCTTCTTCCTCCTCTCCGTCATCTAATCGATATTTAGCTTGTAGTTGTCTCATTTTCTGTCTATAGTCAGAACTTTCACCGCTACTTGGTTTCCATGCGCGAATTTGCACAATTTGTTGCATAACCGTATTATCTGGCAAGGAATTAAGTAGAGCTTTAAATTCTTGCCATGATAGTTGATTTTGAACTTTCAACAAATTAATTCCATAAGCTTGTAAAAAACTAGCATAGATGTATTCTGCGTCTTTCTCTAAATCCATTAGACGCGGACCTGTTCCCTCATTCTTGATTTGAGGCATCGGATTCCCTTGTCTGTCATACTGCACTTCGTCATCTTCTTGACTATCAATAAAATGCTTACGAATGTGTAACCACAAATCAATTGCAAGAGAAAACTCAACATCAAAACTACCTGTAATAATACCGACACAAGACTGGACTTTATCAAAGTCAGACAACAAATCATCTCGTAGACAATCAAATGTATCTAAGACTTTATTAAAAGATAGGTCTAATGGATAAACGACACCATCAAATTCGAAACTGTCATAAAGAGGGTCATTTAATCTCATTTGACCACCTACTTCTTAGCAGTTTTAGACTTTTTCTTATATTTGTTGATACGTTCTTTTACAATGTTTTCGCGCTCAATTTTTAACTCAGACAATTTCGCTTCAATCAATGCAGCCACCTTTTCAAGCGTTAAATCTAATGCTTGATGGTCCGGAAATTCTGCATATAATTTCTCAAATGTCCCATCGCCAAAGAGTAGATCATACTGAATTTCAAGTAGTTTTTTCTCCAGGTCAATAGCTCCAAGCAAGGTGTCCTTAGTGATACCTTCTTCTAACTTCTTGTCCAAATTCGCTTCGACAATTGATTTTTCAAATTCTGCCAACCGTTTTTGGGCTTCCTGTTCCAAATCGAAAAAAGTCACTAAGAACTCATCGGAAGTATCAAACCAAAGCTCTACTGGACCAATACTGACTGGAAAACCGCTACGAACAACATCAACACTGATACCGTTTGCCATATCTTCTCCTTTTCAATAAACAAAAAGAGAGGTACAAGACCTCTCTAGCCACCTACTGGCACAGACTCTTCCGGAATAGAATTGTAAGAAATCTTACATCCAAACTTCTCATACTCAGAAGCCGCCCCAGAACCTGCGATAATTTCGGTTACAGTCGCAAGTCCAACCCACTCTTTCTTCTTATCAGCAGATACGACTTTGTGCCAGACAAGACGGTCATTACCTAATTTGAGTTTCAAATCAGCGATATGCTTCTGCGCCTTGTCTTCTGGGTCGTACAACCCTTCAAATGAATAGGCAACTTTTACACCAGTAACGACCGTTTCTTCTGTCCCATCACCGTCGTAATAGGCCTGTTCATCAACTTTTTCATCTGTGTCATCTGTTACATCAGAAATCCATCTAGCCAATTCAAGCCATGCGTCCGTGTTTGGTTTCGCGTCAATGGATGTAAACGGTGCAATAAAATGCCCACGCAGAGCGTTCTTATGCTTTGCCATATGATTAATTCTCCTTTAATTGTGTTATATTTACTTTTGCGTTTAACAAAAAGACAAGCCACCCTTGCTCATGAACCTCATTCATAAACGGACGACTCGTCACCTCTATATCTTCTAAATCAAAGCTCCCATTAGCGCTAGGCAGGTCTTCTAGAACCTCTAAAAGACCTGCAATCTGCCAAAGAGAATCCTCAGCTAATTGACCTTGTTTAGACTTAATTGCAATCTCGATGTTAAGCGTTAACTCTTTAGTACCATCGTAGTATACTCTTTTCACCGAGCTACCTGGCAGAGTATAGACAACTAAACTTTCTTGGTCATCTAAATACCCAATTTTCATTTGAAAGGGCAAATTCAGGTTTTCGTTAATATGATTTTTAAGTTGACTAAGAAAGTCCATTAGAAACCTGCTCCTTTCACAAAACGCTGTACCCAATCGGTCATGTGGATTGCTTTAGCTTTTTCGTCCCAACGTTTTCCAGTACCTGGTGTTGTATACTTCCTGAAAGTAACAATCCCATTTTTACCGTAGAACTGTGCTCTAGCATATACTGTGTTCCAGGACACCTCTTTCCCATCACGAGACATATGCCCAGAAGGTCGCAATTTTCCGTCTCGGTTAGGTACATATTGGTCACTATCTAGCAAAATTTGGCTAGACATCGCAATGCGTCCTCTACGAATATTGTGGTCGCTCAATTTCTTTTTTGCCCCCTTCAAATCAACTTGAATCGAAATAGACACTACAGTACCTCCAATTCTACTGAATACAGCGCGTCTTTAAAAGGTTCCTTATTTGGAATCACATTGACGATAACATGGTCTATCCCATCAAAACGAAGTATTGACTGTTCTTTAAAAGTAGGCAACGGAGTAGTCAAGCCTTGGTAGCATAGCACAACTGCTTTATACTGGATTTCCTTGCTCTTTCCGTTCCAAGAATATTTCGATGAGCGGTCGATTCGAACATGGTTAATTGTCTGTTCGTCACCATACTCTCGTTTGTTATAATCGCCTTCTCCGATATACTCCAAATAGCCGACAGTTTCATTCAAGATTTCTATAGGTGGCTTTGGTATTCTCATATCAAATCCCCCTATAGAGCAAGCCGGTCCCTGTTAAACAGCCATAGACATCTTGCGCTACTAACGGTATTGTCCTAGAATTACCAGTTCCTGTCTTTCCGGATTTTGAAATAGAAGTACGACCAATACTGATATGTTCTGGTTCACGGTTTAATCCTTCAAAGGTATCTGTTTCCATATCGGAAAAGTAAATCAGTTGCATACAGATGGCTTTTTTAAACTGCTTGACTCTAAATTCTACAGGGTCGTCTTCTAGTTTATGTTGTTGATAGTATCGATTTGTCAACTGATCAACAACTTCCTCAGCTTTAGAAATAAAGCGACTATAACTCTCGTAAGTGACTCTATCAGAGCCGAGGATTTTAACAACTTCTTCAAAGGTTAAGAAATTCATGTCCTTCACCCCTTCTAGCTATATCACTCAGAAACCGCTTCTGTTTTACCAACTTTGAGGGCATTGACAAGCTCTACCTCATTTCCGAAATAGAGCTTTCCTGCCTCGTTAATTTCATCGGCGCGCTTTTTTGTCAGTTCTACAACGTCTCCGATTTCACATAGAAGACGTGTATCCTTATCTATATAAGCTTTCTTTACAGTGTATTTAGGCATCCGTCATCTCCTTTCTTACACAGAAGGAGCGAACGTGATTTTAACTGCCTTTTCAGCCTTATAAAGGTATACACCGTAATGTTTGTTCGCAATAATAGCGTTAATCAAGCGCTTCTTATCACGGTCAGTTTCCACCATGGTTTCACGTTTCAACATAATTTTCAGAGCACCTTCACGGACCAAGAAACCTGTCCCTTTTGGACATTTACGAGAACGTACAATCTGCACCCCTAGAATTTCACCATACACCCCAGAAACGATACGACTTGCACCAAGTTCCGTTGCAGATAGCCATGTCTTGCCTGCATCAAGTCGTAATGCAGAAGCATCTGCAGGGTTCAAAACTAAAACGGTTGGTGTATCATCTTCGTCATTGAAAATATCAAGCGCTTTAGACAGACCATCGACCGTGATACTTGCCGTAACGGTCTGAGTAGATCCTTGAAGAGCTACCAAAACGTCCGCGTCTACTTTATGGTCAATAGCTTGAACGATTTGTTTAGCCGCTTGACCTACTGGGTCGCCATAGCCAGAGAGAATCGCTTCGTCTGTGATTTCTACAGATTTACCAATCTTCTTGATGGTCATTTTGGTTTTTGTAAAACCAAGTTGAGTAACTGGAATTGGTTCACCCTCGGCGACTTCTTCCGCATCGCCAATGTAGTCCCATTTTGGCACGGTCAAAGTTGTACCTGGTTGACCTTGTAAGGTTGTGTCTACTTCTGCAAGTGGTGCAAATCGGATAGCTTTCCCGATTTCTGCATCAATCATATCCGCTAGAACCTCAGGGTCTAGCATTTGTTCCATTTTTGTTAATCCTGTTGCCATATTAGTTTCCTTTCAGTTGTTCATATAATTTAGGGTTTGTTTGCTTGAGTTCAAGGCGCTCCATATATGTCATTTCCTTAAATTGGTCTTTTGACACATCTGTCTTTGCGCTTGCACTCGGGTTATCTACCACCGTAAAAGTAGGTTTCTTCTCGGTAGTATTTGGAGCAGTTGCAAATTGAGGATATTTACCGACAACTTGCTTAATTGCTTCATCGATCGTCGTATCTTCATTGACTAAACGTTCCGATAAAGCAATAACATCGTCAACAGAGTCAGCATTAACACCTTGAGTCAAAGCTGACAGTTTGGCTTCAAGTCGTTTATTCGCATCTAAAACTGATGCCAATTCCCTATCTTTTGAAGCAAGTAGTTCTGTCTGCTTATCTGCTTCAGTTTTTTGCGACTCTTGCCAATCTTCATAAGCTTTCAGAGCTTCTTTGGCGGATTCTACATCAGCAAAGCCTAGGTCTTTAATTGCTTTAGCATACCCACTTTTGTGCTCTTTTTTACCCACACGATTGACATCTTCTTGGCTGAAAGTCTTTTCAGCTACTTCTTCCACGTTTTCGGTAGCGTGGTCTACTGTTTGTTCTTCTGCCATTCGGCTATCCTCCAATATTCAGCGATTGGTCGCTTATATTTCCGTTCTTTAACGCCTGCGGATAAAGGCATAAAGAAAACCACATCGAATTCGACACGGTTTACGGTAATTTACAGTTGTTTATAGCAGTCTTTCCTGCTGTCAAGATGTGGGCACCTCCTTACCGTTTCCAAAACGGCTTCTTAGTATTACTATTGGCCACTTGCTTCTCGATTTTGTCAAATCTCGAATTCGTAGCCTGTGCATTGCGTTTAACGGTTGAACGTAGCTCAGAAATTTCATTTGCCTGTTTGGCGTTTTCATCAAGTAGACTTTTAATGATATTCAACGCAATATCAACAGCTTCTTTAGTTCCCTGAACTTGTTCAATCAGTTCACGTTTTTTCTTCATACGTTTATTCATTGTGCACCTCCTTTCTATTTTTTCTGCAACAAAAAAGCACTTAGATTTCTCTAGGTGCTAGGATTTTACTAATTGTTTTGCTTTTTCGTAATACGGTTTAAGGAACTCTATAAAGCCTTGAGTATCGTTTGTATTATGCTCCTCAAGGAACATCATCAAATCGTAATCGTTCAGCATATCAAACATTTCAGGATTTTCCGATTCCCATGCATCCGCAAACTCTTCATCCTCACCGAACAAAGCATTGAAGTCAAATGAAAAATCCCAAAAATCTTCAAGCTGTCCGCTTACCGCTTGTTCCAACATATCTAAAACTTTTTGACTGTATTTCATTTTGGGGTAAATCCTTTCATATTTTTACGTTTCATCATAGTAACCACAATGTCGCTTTGAGGCTCCGTGATGTACAAAAGATGGTTATAATATCTGACATCTCGACCATCTCTATCTGATACATAGTTAGGAGGTAGAGAAAAAGCAGTTCTAACTGTCTCATAGTTGTATACGAACGTTCCGTTTTTGCGTCTCATACGCTCTATGTAGCGCGCTATCGCATGGTCTCCAAATACTATCCCATCTTTCTTGAAATTAAAGTAAGCTTCTACCGCCTGTTGCTTCTGCTTCTCAGTCAGTTTTTCTTGAATTTCTCCCTTGAAGTAGCTGACAATCCTATTGTCATATCTCAGAGACTCCCTTTCAGAGCTACTTAACGACTTGAAATCACTATAAGACTTGGGCGCTCTATCCCCTAAATTTTGTAGTATATCAGAATACTCTTTTTTCAACCGATTGTCAAGAACTTCGTAGGTATTTTTATACGTTTCCGCATTTCTGATATAACCTTCCCGGTTAATATTACGATACAAAAATCTGTGGTCATCAAGATATGTTTTATATTGACCCTCTAGAGTCAATCCTCTTAATTTATACTTTTGAATAAGTTCCTTGTCACCGATTTCACGAGCAATACGCAATTTTTCTTTGTTCTTGCGTATTTCTCTTTCAAAGGCTCGTTGCTGAGCTTCTGCTCTAGCATTGTCCTCCGCTTGTTTCTGGGAGACACCTTTGAGATGATTCGGCAAATCTGGTTTCTGATTAACGCCAACAATAAACGGTGTTAAGTAGTGGCCGCAGTTTATACCGAGACAACCTCCTGCAGTTCCATAACCGTAATCTAGTAGGCTTAACACCCTAGTTCCATCTGCTTCAAACGCAGGACCTTTTGTGACAATCTGGTGTTGCAGTGGAGAACACATAGCTCTAGCGCTAGATTTCATCGAGTAGTAGAATGTTTCAACCCCAAACTCCTCTGCAGGACGTTCTCTCATATCTCGATAAACTCTTAGCGCTGTCGTTTTTATTATAGTCTTTGCATAAGTATCTGCACGCCAACGCCGACCTGCTTTATCAGTAAAACCATAGAAGCCTTTATCACTCCATTTTGTTAGAGTATCGTTCAGTGCCTGTTCTGCGGACTTACTACCTGATACCACGCTTGCGACTGTCTGTTCAATGATAGACTTATAAACGTTCTGCACACTTTGAGGTAAACGAGTATTGATTAGATTTCCAAGTTCTTGCGTTGTCTGATTGGCGTAAGATTCCAGTGCTTCCTTTACAACATAGCGCTGAGGCTCTATATTTTGACCTGTATCGCGTTTTAATTGCTCGTGAGTATCTTTGTATACCTTGTAGCCTTCATTCGAAATAACGTCACGTAGGACGCTCTCAGCGACCTCCGCACGACTGGCTATCAATTTCACATTGCTTTCTGTCAACATGTGCAGGTCGTTTATTTTTTCAAGTTGCCAAATATACGGCTCTCTTTGTAAGTCTGCCGTACCTCTTTTCTTCAATCTGCGAATAACATTGATGAACAAATCAATGGATAGCTGATGGTAGACATCGGCAACTTGATTCATCTCTAAGGTGAACTGTTCATCTCCTTGGTCAAACGGTAACTTACTCATCGTAGAGTTCCTCGTCTACTTCGCTAGAGCTAGGCTTCTCTTGATTAATCTGTCGGATAATCTCCTTTAGCTCATTATCAGCTAGGCCTAGAACTTTTTTCATTACATATTCTTTGCTGACGATGCCACTTGCAAGGGCCTTCGTCCAATAATCAAGCTCAGCATTTCGGTCTGTAAAGATACCGTCATCAAGGTTAACTTCAATATCTTTCAGTTCGGGAATATCACCGTCGTAAAGTTCTGCACCTTTAGCCAGTTCGCAGATAGACACGACTAATTCTTTTATAGACTGTTCCACCAATGCAACTATGCTGTTTCTTAATTGATAAGTGTCTGAGTTTTCCGATACGATTTCGGTGGCAGTTTTCATACTTTTTCCGTCAAAGGTAAACATACCAGTTGAGACACCTACTTGCATTTCTAACAAACTCAGACCTTCATTGATTGCTTTTATGTAATCATCTGCACGAATCGGAGTAGTAAGGTCTGTAATACCAATTCCTTTTTCTTCAGTCCCCAACATCTGATAGACATTCTGCTCTGCTTCAAAGCGTTGGACAAAACGAATGTCTCCATCTTCGGTCTGGACGTTCATCTTGATCATACTATCAGGCACTGCTATTCTACGCTGACCCATCTTAACTTCCCACATAAACTCGTCATAGGTAGTATTCAGAAAGTCGATTGTAGTCTTAGCGTTATCAAAGATGGACAAACCAAGCGGACTATCAATATCTTTGTTGTTCATTCCGGGCGTTTTTAGGTAAGTAAATAATGGGCGACTAACGTTTTTAACAAGTACCCTTTCCTTTAAATCTTCGTATAACTCTGACAAAGGAACACGGTCTCCCACAATTTTAGGAGTCTCAGAACGATAAAGCTCATTTGAAACATAATAGTCTTCCTCGTCCCATTCATGAAATTCTATCAGGGTGTAATAGAGTTTGGACTTACCTTTTCTTTTTGTTGTTTTGGTAACGATAGCCGCGCTCGACACATCTTGGGTATTTGACTGCAAGGGTAAGAAGACTGGTGCTTGAATAAAAGCGACACGAATTCTATTTCCCGCTATGTAAGGCCTCATAGCCAGCCCCCCTAAAGCCAGTCCGCTTTCAAGATAGCGTTCGAAATTCTTATTAAATCGATCGTTTAATAAAACTTCCTGAATAAAGTTATTTGTTTCGCCGTTGTTAACCGTGATTTCAGCTTGTTCGTTATAAACCAAACTTGCCAGTTTCTTAGAAACAGTCTTAGCTATCGGCAAATGTTGGGCAGAGCGCTTTTTCTTCTCCCCTGCTGTATTTTGATAAATAACATCGTCCCATTTACTCTCATAGTAGGTCAAATTACTTTGGATACGTGCATACTCATCGTGACTAACAGCAATTTTCGGATGGTCCACTATGCTGGTTAACGTATCTGTTGTTACCATGTATTTACTCCTCAAAAAAATGTTTTTTATAGATTGTACAATTCCCATTTATCGTCCTCTAAATAAAATTGACATAGCGTGTGACAAACACATTTACACTGTAGCGAAATTCATCCATTGCGTGATTGTCTTTATCAATAGGCTTACCATTATCATCACGACTGTACAAACCTACTTCTTTTAAAAAATAGTAGTGGTCGTACTCTTCTTCGTTATGTTCTACAAGGACAAAGCGTTCGTCAGATATAATATTCTGCCCACGTTCAATACCGACTTCAATACCTTTTGATTTGCTAGACACATCGTGAGAATTATTCATCGCCGTTCGGGTTATGATACCAACCTTGTGTAATTCTTCCCTCAAAGACTTACATGCAGGGTCAATCCAAACCTCTGTATAACGCATTTGATACTTAGCAACACACCATTGAATAAATGCCTTCAATTCCACGGCATACGTTGACATGGCTTTTGCTTGTCCTGTATCAGCACCGCTATGATAATAATGGGCAACGCGATTAAGACGGAAACTAATTCTGCCATTTTCTCGGATTCTAGTCACGATATTACAAGACATAGAAGTCGCATCCGACTGACCACCATCCCCACAGAAATACATCTCGACAGGTTCGCCTATCAAGGTATCCTTGATATTCTTGTCCATGTCAAACAGGCCGTAGATAACGCCTTGCGGCATGACACGCTGACCAAGCACATCTCGTTTGTAAAGATATGGATTTTTGCGTAAGTTGTTGATGATTGATTGTTTCCGCTCCTCCGACAAAATAGGATTATCGTCCATGGTCCAATGAGTCCAGCGAGTGTTCTGCACATCGAACACATCTTTGATGACTGGGTGTTGCGGAGCTGGGGGGTTCAAGTCTGCCAAATGATAACGCAGTTTAGCTGCCCAAGTCCGCCTGAAACACTCTTGTATAAAGTCCATGTGCAAGAGGTTAATCTCACAAAAGACTACAGAACCCAAAGACATACCTGTAATAGCACCAACAGAGTTGACTTTGCCTCCACCTTTATAGTAAACCCGCTTCTGACCTTTTGGTGTATCTATCAGCAGATGGTCGCCGCGGTCATCGTGTTTGATCCAGCAATTCCCGTTGAAGATATGCATAAGACCGGTACCATCGCCATCAATAAAAAGTCGGTAAGCTTGTTCTTGATTGTATGCGGCAATTAGATGGTTCTCGTCTTCGCTTTGAATTAAGTATCTGGCGTACCGAAAATGACCGGCCGTGGTCTTTCCGCTACGAGGTGTACCTTCGTTGACTTCTAATTCATAATTAAAAGGACGTCTAATGATGTCCTTTTGCTTTTCGGATAACTTATTAATCCTGACCATCGATTATCTCCAATAATTTTTTCATCAAGTGTGTATCCGATTGAACGCCCTTGATAGTTTCAATTTTAAGACGTAGCAACTCGTTCTCCTGTTTGATTTTCTCGAGTTGTTCTTGGATAGGGTAACGTTTCAGTAACTCGCCAGCAGCTTTGATAACTTCTGCGATACTAGGTTTCTTCTGCACAGTGACGTACTCGCCTGTTACAGGGTTAAGCGTGACAACCTCTTCCGTCAGCTCCTGCCGAAGAATAGAAGTGAGAACTTGTAGGACCTCGATTGCGGTTGCTATTTTACTGCTTTCGAGTTGTTTCAATCGTTCGTCTATAGCTGATTTCAAGGCAGGTTTTAGCAGGTTTTCCTGCCCTTGGACTCGAGCTGCCTTTTTGCTATACCCTGCTTTTATCGCTGCCTCCGTCGCATTTCCACAGATGATGTACTCATCAATAAATTTTCGTTGTTTTATCGTTAACTTAGCAATTTTCCATCACCTCCAATCAAAAAAGCCACACGATTGTGTGACTAATGCATATTAGGTCTTGGTCCGATATGCGATTGACCAGACCTCCGAGTCAAGGTCCCCGTAGGATTCACTTACTCTTAAACGGGAACAACAGGATTCGAACCTGCATATTAAGCAACCATGCTTCAAAAGGAATCAAACCTTATTCGCAAGACTTCCCCTCTTGCGACTCTACCAATTGAGCTATGTTCCCAATTTAGATACCGAGTTCGATTTTCATAAAGAGACTGGCAGTCAATTGACAATGACTGAAATGTTAACGTTTATCTCTTCTCGGTATCTTGACAATACTATTTTAACATCTCGAAAAACGAATAATCTATACAAAAACTTTTGATTTCTTGGTCAAAACTCTAATTTTGAACTAACAAACTTCCGCTTCTATATTGTTCCGCAAACGATAATAGTGCATCGTTGAGTTCGATATAGAAACTAGCTTCTGATAAATACAAGTCATTGTATATCTCAAAGTCGTACCGTTTGCCAGCGTATAGATACTTCTCGTACAGTATCCGTCGATGTGTTGGATTGAGTAGATTATTGATCGCATATTCAATCGCTTCAAGCTCCGCTTCCGCATCTACTCGATTGATTGCCAAGCGTTCCACAGGCCTGCTAGGATTGCCATTAGCTTGTCTTGGTTCGAAAGTGTACACTGCAGTAACTTTCTGTCCATCTACATCGTTCGCTACTCTACGCCAGCGAGGGTACTCTTTCAGTTTTCGTTTTGCATTAGCTTTCGTTTTTTCGAAGTCAACTTCTGGAAAAAAAGTCATCTGCTCATACCTTTCTGTGATATAATATTATTAGAGTTAATTACATCACAGTCAGTACAAGCGTGCTGGCTTTTTTATTTTTCCCACGGCTGTCGCTGATGGCTATAATACGGATACACCAGCCGAATTTTCCCTCTCGGAGCTAGCACCCTAGGCTCATAAGGCTTGACTTGATCGTACAGCTCGTCTATTTTATCCAACATGCGTTGTCGCGGTGGTCGTCCGTCTAGCCATTTGTAGACAGATAGAGTCGTCACACCCATCTCGGTCGCAAATTGGTCTCTCGTCCATCCTGTCTTTTGTAGGATGTGTTTGATTTTATCTGCTGTGGTCATTCCAAGTCCTCCAACGCTGCCCATCTGAATTGTTGGTATTTTTTAGCTTCTTCTTGGGTGCAACGACATCCATAAGCTCTAACGAATAATTCCGAATCCGTATCAAGAATCCTGTATTTCCCATCCGTTCTGATAAGGACAGAATACTTTGTCATCCTCGGCTCTGGTACATCGACCAGTAGCACGCCTAGTTTTTCGTTAGTCATTTTCTGCCTCCTATGATTTTTGATCTGGAACAAACGAACAATTCGGGTAATCGTTAAATTCTTCAAACTCTGACTTGCGACACTCAAGAAACGCTCGCTCCAAGATTTCTAATCTTTTTGAGCGTCTTTTTAAATCTTCATACTCACACTGCAATATTTTTACAAATGGTGGGGGTGCTATATCACAAAGCTTTAATGTTGTAACTTGCTCATGTTTTGCTGGAGGCTGTTCGGCGCTATAAAAACTTCGGCTGATTCGTTCGAGTTCTTCTTTTGGCAAATATCTGTACCGCAATCTTAATTGACCATCGTCCCCAAGCATATCATCATGATAATCACTTCCGATAAAAAATCTTCCCATCACTCCACCTCTTTTTTAGGTAGATAGTTGTACATACCGTACCTCAACCATGGTATAAATCTATGCTCTCCCTCTAAAGGGTAAAACATAGCTTCATGCCCAACTCTTTCTTCTTCAAAATCTTCATACTGTTCATCGCTAACCCAATAACGTGTGTAAACATCGGGATATTCTGGATACCAACGCATACCACAACAAGAACAAAAGTCCGTATATTCAGGTTTTTGGCTCAGAATTTCATCTAATCGTGCCACAGCCTTTACTTCTTCTGTAGCCTCAATAATGATTTCAGACGCTACATTTTCATCCGTTACAAAGTACCCACCAGAATTATTCTGGTTAAAAACATAAAAATAAGTATGTGATGTTGCCATTTGTCCATCTCCTTAATCTACTTCTTCCCTAAACCGCCAAGCCCACTCAAAATCCTGTTTGATTTCGGCTTCGGTGAGTTGATTTTCTGGTTCATTTTTCCATTTATAGTTGGGTACCTCATCCAAAAAGATATCACTTCCAATAAATACCTTTCCATTTTCTTTATACAAGAATGTGACAGTATCTGAGCGATTTGGGTCAGGTATCTCGACTGTGTACAGTTTCTCCTGTTCAATCTCATAGCCGTCCAGCCAGGCACGGGCGAATGTTTCTTGGTTACGTTTTGCCCAATCGACACCTTTCCATACTTCCCCTGTAAATGTGTTAGCAAGTCCAATACCATGTTCTGATACTGGGTCAAAAGCACCCAACAATGTCAATTCATTAGTTTTACAATACTCTATCCACTCCGCCACTTCCTTTGGCAACACAACCGTCTGAGGTTCGTGGATTTGGGAGATGATACTCAAGACAGATGCCTTAGAAATTGGCTCATCTACAAAACGCTCGTATTCTCCCATTTGTTCAATGCATTTAATCGCTTCCTGTTTATTCATCTGTTTCCTCCGCAAGTTCCGCAATGGCATTTAGCTTTATTTCCATGTTCGTCAAAAAACTCTGGAGCTTTAGCACCGTTATATTCTAATTCGGTCAACACTCCATTCATGCGACAAAATGGACAGGTATCTTCGCTATAAGTCCATTTACCACACACTGGACATGTTGGGGTAATAGAATACTCCAGCTCACCCAACATATTCACTCCAATTTCTCTTTTATAAATAACTTTCGGCATCACAACCTCCTTGATATTATTTTAATCACTCTGCTTCCTCCTATGCCTCTACTACTGGAAAATGAATTTTTCCAATAACAAGAGAGCCTACGCTGTAATAATATCCACCATTACCATCATCTGCCTCACATTCTGCTAATGCTATAGGATTTTGATTATGATAAATAGTGACTGTGTTCTTACTGGTTGTTGTCCCCCAATCACTTTCCTCTTTTACTTGTTCACCAATTTTGACATCAGTGATAACAGCGTCTAGCTTGACATCTTTGAACTCTCCGCCTGCACTAGCACAACAATCGCTTTCTGACTCCTCGATAGTGACCTTAGTTCCATCTTCAAGCTCTAAGTAGTCTTTGTCCCACTTTACAATACGTTTGTAGAGTAGCAACTCTTTCAGTTCTTCTAGTGAGCCATAACGCTCATCTTTGTTGCCCCGCATGGAGCACCAATCTGGGATTTCAATAGTTTTGGTCATCTTAACTTCCTCTTTTCTTCAAATACTCAGGCATATCCTGCCCGATTTCAATCTCGTTGTACTGTTCTCTGGTCACAAGGAACTTCCCATACGGCTTGACCTCGATATAGTACCGACCGTCGATAATTCCCTTGTCTGTGACCTTGCCGAACATTTCTGTACCAGCGTTGTCAACTTGGTAGATGATGACTGGTTCACGGGATTCCAGTTTCATAATTTCTTGTTTGGATTGTTCAAGTTTAATGATAAGTACAATTATCACTCCAAACAAGATGACTAACGGATTCAATACTTTTTCAGACCTTTCCATTTGCTTTCTCCTCTAGCCAATCAAAAATCATTTCAAACTGATTCATGACCAGTCTGTCATTGTTGTACTTCTTACTGGTTTCCGCCATAGACACCACAACCCAGTTCCAGTATGCCTGTGTATTAAAACCAACTTCTTGCATCTTCTGGTTACTGGCTCGCATCCATGCAGGTACTTCTTTTTCAAAAAATTCAATGTAATTCATCCAGCACCTCTACTTTGATATAAATACCGACTTGATCAGACCAAAACTTCTCGACAATCTCGCTGGCCACTTGGGCATCATCTTCCCAAAATCCAACTGCAGTCATACAGTCTTTTAACAACTTCTGCAGATTATCTGTATCTGGCTTAGTCGTCTTGTACTGACCATGCTTCGATTTCTTGGTCCGAGGAAATAACCACTTGACTGTCAGACGAATTGGACCCTGCAGCTTATCTGGAGGAACGTGCCTTGCCAGCAATGTCTCATATTTTGCTCTGGCATCTGCCAACTTTTCTGGCTCGTAAAATTGTGGCTTACCATTGACCACTCGGACCTGTTTTTGCTGATGCGTCACAGTCGGTATTTTTTTCATCGGCAGGAAAAATTCAAGCACCATATTTATTTTACCTTTCCATGTTTTTTATTTCGCGACTAAGTCCATGTCAGGGGACATGGTTACAGGGTTACATGGGGGAGTCTTAGGACCCCCATGTTCCTGTTCATGTACCCATGGACCATTAGGGACATTTCCTAAATTCTTCTTCTCGAAGAGAGAAGAATTCTGTCCCTCGGTTTGTCCCTCGGACATCCTCGATTATTATTCGAGGATGTCCCTTTTTTGTCCCTAATTTTAGACAGGGACATTCTCGAATATTTTGTCCGTGTCCCTAATTTTAGACAGGGACATTCTCGAATAAGCCATTCGAGGACGTCCTCGATAAATTTTTGTCCCTGTCCGTGTCCCTCTGTTAGTTTATTTATGCATTTCCCGAATTATCCACAGGGTAAACTTCCCCTTTTTTAACTTCAAAATTTCCATTTTTTTTTATCCATCTACGGATCGTTTTCTCACTAACTGGCTTGTCAGATTCGCTGAAATATTCAACTAACGAATCTAGCGTTATTGGCTCGATCCCATCGTTTAATGTGTTAAATGCTGTTTCAACTTGTTCTGCCTTATTCACTTTAGGTTTATCTTTTTTCTTCTCAAAGTTTTTCTTCCACGGGGAATTCTTTGAATTAGTATCATCTAGTTGAATATCAGCCAGCACGCCCGATGTGTCCACACTATGCACTGGATAGCTAAACCACATATTGACTGGTTTAAATTTGGCAAACTCACGCAGCGTACCTTCCACACGCCAAGCTGTGGAAATTTCCACAGCGTGTACGACCTTGGCAATCTCGTCTGTATAGACCTTGCGGACCAATACATCCTTGATGGCTTTTTCAAAGTGATCACGCATCTGCGCCCTGCTTTCTAGGTCATCCAAGCTGACATACTGTCTATAGTAGTCTAAGGCACGTTCTTTCAGAGCTCTTTGATAGATAGCACAGGTAGCTTTGTCAGATCTCATCTTAATCAAGTCATCGTTTAACTCTAGCTCTACCAAGTCAATCAATGCATCTGGATCACGAGCGAATACTCCTGAGCCACTTGCACGGTCCATGGACTTCTTACCACCTTGGCTCCCTTTTGAGTGGTGGTGGCAGTAAATCACGCTACAACCAAGCTCGGTCGCTACCTTGTCGAATTGATTAGTAAAGTGAGCCATTTGGTCTGCCGAGTTTTCATCACCCGTCAAGACCTTGTAGATAGGGTCAATGATGACTGCGATGTAGTCTTTTTTCAAGGCCCTACGGATGAGCTTTGGCGCCAACTTGTCCATGGGGACTGTCTTACCACGCAGGTTCCAGAGGTCAATATTTTGGATATTGTTAGCTGGCACACCCATGGCAGTATAGACATCCTTAAAGCGATGCAAGGCTGACGGTCTGTCCAGCTCAAGATTGACATAGAGAACCTTACCCTTAGTACACTCCCAACCAAGCCACTTGATACCTTCTGCGATAGCGATTGAGAGCTCAATCAAGGCAAACGACTTCCCTGCCTTAGACGGCCCTGCCATAAGTAGTTTGTGGCCTTGTCTGAGTACACCTTTGATAAGTTCTGGCGCTAACTCCGGCATATTCTCCCAAGAGTCTGATAGTCCTTCTGGATCTGGTAGGTCATCATTTAAGTCCTCAATCCATTGGTACCATTCTTCGTAATTGGTCTTACCAATATTTGTATCAATCAGAAACTGCTTCTTGCCGTTTCGCATGATACCAGGCATTCGCGACAATCGGCTTGGGTTACGGTTCTGGGTATCGATGTCCAGCCCGTTCTTCTTGCATATTTGGTAGATGTAGTCCACACGCTTACGGTATTCTTGATAATCTCTTGCATCCACCTTAACGATAGCGTGCAAGGATTTCTTCCCGCTGTGGACCAAGGCAGCAATTGGCAATTCCAGCTCCTTAAACAAAGCGTATTGCTTACCCAATTCCATACTGTCAGATTCGACCAAGGCATAGCGGAAGTCAGTCACGTTGTCATTCTTGACGCCTTTGCTGTCCAACGGGTTAAAGCGAATCCAAGCGCCAGCCTCTTCCTTGTAGTCACCAAAGACTGCGCCGATATCACCGTTACAGGCTTGTAAGAGTTGAATCAACTCTCCAGCTGTCCTGTCGAATGCTCCCTGTGTGGGTTTGTATATCGGCCCGTTATCAGTATCAATCTGATAAGTTTGCGTGACGTAACCAACATAATCTGTGCTGTTAAAGATTGTTTCCAAGTAGGTAATCAACTCTTGGACTGGAGCCCAGTCCGCTGGTTCACGAATTTCTTTCGATTCGACCCAATTCTTATCAACAATCTTATAATCACGGTCAATTGTGTCATTCCAGCCTAATTCATGAGCATCATCGGCAAACTTAAATTCGGACACCCAACCATTGTCTTTTGCCATTTGAGTGATGGTCGCTCCGGTCACAGTTCCTAGACCGCCTCCTTGGAAGCTATCCCACTTCTTAAAGCACTCCCCACGCTTGTATCTAATAGGGTCCTTCTGTGACCATACATCCCAATCCATCGCAGTATAGCCCTCTTGTTTAAGAGCCATCCCTACATTAACCCAGTCCTGATATGACAGAGCGGCTGGGTTAATGTAATCAAGCAATGGGATGAGGTCAAATTCTCTTTCTGTCATTTACTCTCCTATCCTGGTTGATATTCTTCTGGTACGATGCCATTTGGCATTCTCCAACCATTGGCAGAGATACGGTCTATCATATTACTAGCCGCTTCAAACGACCACATACCGACACTCTTAAAGCCACGTTGCTCCAGAAATCTAATCTGCTTCGGTGTGGTAAGACCAGCATCTCTTCGTTTGTTAAGTCTATCCAACAACTTGCTTGCTTTACCAAAGTTGCCAATTTCGTCTGTGAAGATACCGAACTTCTCCAATGCTTGTAATTGTTTTTCGGTTGGAGGTGTCATATCTATTCCAAATTCTGGTACATAGTCCACCAAATCTTCCGCATGGATGGACATTTCAAATTGCAACGGATCTACTAGCTTACGTTTGCGTTTTCGCATTTCCTCCAGCTGTTTAGCGAGTGCTTCTTCACGTTGAGCCACAACATCTTCTGCTGATTTGACTTCCAGCTCCTCGATGTCAAAGAGGGCTCCAGCTTCCTCTTCCATGTTCTCAACCATCTTCTTGGCTACTTCTTCTGTGCCTGCGATAAGGTGTGCAGGTCGGCAAAGTTCGTGGCGCTCTGTGTGCCACAAAAAGTCAAGCAATAATAGATTTTCTTTCCCTGGGAATAAGCGAGTACCACGTCCCACCATTTGGCTATATAAGGCCCGCACTTTAGTCGGTCTAAGAACCACTACGCAATCAACTGACGGGCAGTCCCAGCCTTCTGTTAGGAGCATAGAGTTGCAAAGGACATTGTACTTATCCTTGTCAAAGTCTTCCAAGACTTCTGCACGGTCTTTGGACTCTCCATTGACTTCGGCAGCCTTAAACCCTTTAGCATTTAAGATGTCACGAAATTTTTGCGATGTCTTTACCAATGGCAGAAATACCACGGTCTTACGGTCTGCACACTGCTTGACCATTTCGTCGGCTATTTGCTCAAGATATGGATCTAGTGCAGTACCAAGGTCACTCGCCTTAAAATCACCCGACTGCATAGACACACTTGATAGGTCCAAAGTTAAGGGAATCGTCACAGCAGTAATTTTGGATAAATAACCAGACTTGATAGCCTGCACCAAGGAATACTCATAGGCTAGACTGTCGAAATATTGCCCTAGATTTCGCTTGTCGCCACGATCTGGTGTTGCAGTAACACCAAGGACATTGCTGTTATCAAAGTGTTGCAATACACGTTGATAACCGTCTGATATAGCGTGGTGAGCTTCGTCGATGATAATGGTGTCAAAGTAATTCGGTGGAAATTGACTCAACCGCTTCTCGCGTTGCAAGGTCTGTACTGAACCTACCACAACTCGAAACCATGAGCCGATAGAGGTGCTCTCTGCTTTTTCTAAGGCTGTGCCCAGCCCAGTAGCAGTCATTAATTTATCAGAGGCCTGTTCCAGCAATTCTGACCTATGAGCAAGGACGAGCACACGCTCGCCCATACGCACACGGTCTTCGATGATTTTTGAAAAAACAATCGTTTTTCCGCATCCTGTTGGCAGGACCAATAATGTCCGCTTGCGACCTGATTGCCATTCCTGCTGGACTGCACCACGAGCCTCCTCTTGATAATCTCGTAGTTGCATCTATATCTCCTAGAATCCTGTAAAGCCACCTTGAGCTGGTTGTGTCGGCTGTGTTGGTTGTTGGTACTGTGCCTGTGGTTGTTGATAAGCAGGTTGTGTCGGCTGGCCAGCATTTAGCACTTTAGACCAATCAACATCATCTGCATAGATCATAGACTTGATATTGTCAAATTCCTGGTCAGCATATTTACCAGTACCTTTGCGTTTGTTGACGCTACAAACACCTTTAGCACCAATAACGTTCCAGTTCATACGTAGTGGTTCGCCATGTTTCTTCTGGCCAATCGCACCGAAGAATGCTGACAACATTCCTTCTGTTGAAGTATGCAGGAATAGATTGTGCTTCAATTGAGCAGTACCTTCTGCAATTTCAATCTCAATGGATACAACTGCTTTGTTGCACGCAGGTAGCTTCCCTGGATTTTGAGGATTAGGTGTGTGACGTGTTCGTTCAACACCTGTTACTGTAAATTGATAGTCACCTGGAGTAAGCGTGACGAACCCGCCACCATCTTGAGTAATCTCATCTCCCCATCCAAGTTCACGTTCTGGTTGATTGTATTGTTGTGTCATTCTGATATTCTCCTTTGATTAAGCTAAAATTGTGATGTTGTCTTGTTCGCCTAACTTGGACTTCAAGTAGTCGGCAATGTTGTTGATGGCATCCAGTTTCCACTTGCCACCATCAGCTTCAAACAAGGCCATATAACCTGCTTTGTTGATACGGTAGATGAACTGACTAGCAGGTTGTTCCACCTCTGCAAATGTCCGATATGGTCGCAAAGTGACAGGGTTTGGTGCTTTGGCTTGACCAAGGCTAGCTACACCCGTCTTGATAGTTGCGGTTTGGCTTACACCGTTATCGACAATTTCTGTACCATTGTCAATCTTTAAGGCACTAGCGAATTCAAGAACTGTGCCACGATCTTCTGCATCTACAAATTTAGACTGCAACATGATGTTAAAGTCAGATGCTTCTTCATACTGATCAAAACGAATATATGGTGCCATTGATTCGACTGTGACCAACGCTGCTCGATTAGCTTCCTTGTCCAGCTCTTCGTAGACGGTTACTTCTTTTGGACCTTCGACAACAACCAATACACGTTTGTTTCCTAGCTGATCCAAATCAGTCTTCAAATAATCTACCAGACTGTCTAATGTATTGAGATAAAGCCGAGGCGGAATTGGTCTGGTATCTAACTCACGCAATGAATGAATGTTTCCGTCATAGTAGAGCTTGCCATTGCTTGCTGCGATAATTTTTTCTTCTTTGTTTGCCAGCTTTACTGCATATTCCAATGCATCTTTAATATTTTCCGTCATCTTAGTTACCTACTTTCTTCTTGTTAAAATCAATCACATCTTCATTGATGCCTTTTTCAATTTCTTCTACTGGTTGTCCAATATCTGTACGAAGTTGTGCCTTATCATCAAAATACATTTGACCAGGCATGTTGCTCTTAAGCTCATTGGCATAAGTCTTGCCGTCTTTCTTGCCGACAAGCACCGTAGTAGCGACACCTGTTTGTGGTGCAAGCGTGGATTTAACATCCATGTTTGTGCTGACCACTTCTCGACTGTCATCTGCCTTCATGGTTAGTGTGATGACTAGCTTACGAGCAACCTTGCTATCAGTATTTGGATCAAGAATATTGTCGAAGACTTTCTCCAATTCCTTATCAACCTTTTCCTGCAATCCACCCTCACCGAGAGCGGACAAGTCCAACTTAATTGTTTTATCCATTTAGCTTTAACCTCGCTATCATTTCTAAGACCCAGAATGGTCTGAATCTAGTTACCTTCGACTGTAAAGGGCATCTCTGGATTAGTCCGTACTTTTGTGTTGATAACATTCAGCACCTTATCCCAGACAGTCACCATGTACTCCCAGTAGCCTGCGTCAATCGCTTCAACCTGTGTTCCCAGCGGATAGATACCGTTGACATAGGTAGCTTGCAAGACCTCGTCCTGCGTGACCTTACTACCAATCATCAAATCACGTAGACTTTGTGGAATCAGTGGACTAATGTCCGATGTCGGTGCTGGCTGAGTCGGTTGTGCAGGTACCGATTCTTGGATCTGTTCTTGTACTGCGTGTGCGGGTTCATGTGCGGGTTGTTCTTGTACTAGAGCTGGCTGTGCTTGCATTTGTGTCGAAAAGATGTGCGCAATCCCAGCAAAGTCCATGGGCAATTCTTCTGGCAAGTTATGACGATTCTTTGCATCCCAACTTGGCGAATGAGTGGTTTGCATCACACGCTGACCCCCTTGCGCCTTCTGCTTCTTGGTCTTGTCATCAGTTACGATGAATGTTTTGTAGTTGAGGAATAAGACCATATCAGCCCATTCCTTGACCTTGGCAGATACGTTAGTTTCCGTCTTCTTGTTGCTCAATTTGAGCTCGTAACGGTCATAGCCACCTAATTCATCCGGCTTGGTAAATTTCTTTACCTGGGCATGAGCAGTCAGCACTACGTTGATACCGAGCTCGACAAGCTCCTGCAATCGGTCAAGTAATCGACCAATCTCTTCGATGAGATAGGTATACCCTGCACCCCAACCAAAGTCTTCGATACCGCTCTTGTTGTGCTGAGCACAGATGTATTGCAAGGCCAAAGCCTCTGCCCAGTCAATTGTGTCAATGACCAAGGTTTGGCAGATTGTTGGGTTAGACTTGACAAATGCGATGTGATTCATGAGCATGGTCCAGCTTGTCGGCTTGTCAGCCCGTGCCACATCCATGTTATCCGTAGAGCCTTCTGTGTCAATAAAGAGCGGATTGGGAAATTGAGCTGCTAGACTAGACTTGCCAATCCCCTCTGGACCGTAGATGACAACGCGTTGGGCCCGTGCCCGTTTACCTTTTGTAATTTGCATTAAAATCCTCCTTCCCAAGCTGGCTTAGCTTGGACTTGTTGATGATGTTCATTTTCGATTGAGTACCCGTCGTCAATTATTATCGAACACTCGTCACCAGTCGAAACCCGTGTCGCAATAGCCTGCAAGCCCTCACGCTTCAGCCATTCGCCAAATTCCTGTAATGTGACCTGGTCCATCTGCTCCAACTTGTCGATAAGCACAAAGCCACATTCTGGCTTGAGCTTACGGACAATGGCAGTGGCTACTTGCAGTTGCTGGCTACCGCTCATGTTATCCCAGCGTTGACCGAGATAGAGCAATTCGCCGTCATCGACTGACAGACCTTCCAATGGCAAATCAGCATTAGTCAACAGGTCACGTTTTTGTTTGCGGACATCTTCGATTTCAACCGACAAGGCATTGTACTGCTGACGAATTTCTTTAGCATCTTCCTCAGCTTTTTCTTTATCCAGATTGGCTCGAACCTTTCGGTTAATATCATCAATCTGCTGGATATTCGCTTCGATTTCAGCAGTCGATTCATCGTGTAGCTCCATCGCATCCTTTTGCGCGATAGCCAAGTCCTGCTTGAACTTATCACGTTCATCAATCGCTTTGGCCAGCTCTTCTTGCAGTCGTGACACATTCGCTTCTGCATTGCTGTACTGCATCTGGATCGTATCTACATTCTGACGCTTGCGAGCGTTCTCGCCATTCTTTGCTAAGATTGCCTGTTGTTGCTGTATAAGCTCTGCAATGCTGACTAGCTCTTTAGGAGCATCTGGATAAAATTCTTGCTCTTTAGCAAACTTCTCCTTCTGGTCAGCAATCACACCGATAGCATGACGATTGTTGTAGAGTTCCTTTTCTTTCAGCTCCAGCTCTGCCAGTTGGTAACCAACGCCGATAATCTGCAAAAGTGTTTCAGCCTTCTCTTTCGGTGTGCTATCCATAAACTTAGGCAAGTTGATAGCAAGCTCTTCCACGAAGCTATCCAGCAACTGCTGACCGCCTTTCTGACCGTTAGGGTCAATAACCTTTAGACTGGCATTCTTGCCCTTACGCTCAACAATCAAGCCATTAGACATCACAATCTTGAGCGTTGGTGGAACTTGTGAACCTTCTCTCTGCGCTTGGCTTGGTTTGTACTTATTACCACCCAGAGCCCAAGCAATTGCATCTAGCACACTTGTTTTTCCTTGATTATTGTTACCCCCCACAATGGTCAGACCTGTTGCAGACGGCTCAATTTTAACTGCCTTGATACGCTTAACATTTTCAATTTCAAGTCTATTGATTGTCACTGTCATAATTTCCTCCAATAATTAATCGACTTTCTTTGACAACTTTTTCTGTGCTGACAATTTCGGCATGATTCAACGCATAAAGCAACAATGATGTTGATACTGTTGCGATAGTCAAATCACATTCGTTGGCAATTTCTACGATTTGATCATAGGCTTCCTTGCTACAACGTACATGATGATACGTTGTCTTAGCTTCTTTCTTTACTTCCATTTTCATTCCTTTCAATTAATCTTTTCAACATAGCATTCTCATCCCTCAATCGCTGATTTTCGATGCGGCATTCGTTCCGTTGTTCAGCGATTTCACGGACCATATCATGCAATAGTTGATTTTCCTGCTCTAGTGTGTAAAGCGGACGTGGGATAGCAGGTTTTTCTTGTTTGAAAAGTTTATCCAACCATTTCTGCATATCTGTTCTCCTCCTTATCCACTTGCTGAGCGTTTCTCTTTAGCCCGTTACGAGCCTTTTCGATATCACAGGTACTCTGATATCCCATGTCTGCCTTAAAGCCGTACAGGTAATCTCTGCGCCGAATTTCTTCGAATTCTTCACGCATCCGTCTTTTCTCTGCTTTCCGCTGTTCTACAATACCTGCCGCCAATACGGGCAGGGCGAAAATACCTAATGTAAGTAATGCTTCTGTCATAAAATATTTCCTCGTTTCAGACCTTGTCCAGATTGGTCTTTTAGTCTTTTTCGCTAAGCCAAATTTTAATAGCTCTTTTCTTCCATTTTGTCCCCTCTTGCTCTTTAGGGAAATTCGGTAATTTTCTGTATTTATCAAAGACGGTCCCGTCTACCTTTAGAAATCTGATGCAATCCTTTCGGTTCATCATTTCTGGGAAACCATCGTCGTTGTCCTTTTCCAGTAAAATCTCGTTTACAACGTCTCTTATTATCGATTTTATCCAGTCGGACAAATCAACAAATATCTTGTCCATAATAGGCCTCCTGTGTTATAATTCTGTTAGATATTTTTGTAAGCTCCTGACCTTTGTCATGGGGCTATTTTTATTAGCTTTTTGCTAATTCGTCCAGACTCACACCAAGAGCCTTGGCGATTTTTTTTACTGTTTCAAAGTGCAAATCTTTAACCTTTCCGTCACGAAGTCGATAAAGCATTGCTGGATCAAGTCCTGCATTCAATGCTAGCCTATAAACCGAAAAATTTTTTTCAGCCAAAATTCGTTCGATATTTTTCCACAACATATTGTTTTACTCCTTACCAATATTTATATAATTAGTTTTTATGCCTATATAGATTTATGCACTACATATAGTGTTGGTTTTTATTCACACACACTATATGTTGACAATCTTGCTTTTTTATACTATAATAAACCCATGACAATCAGGTAAACAAATCCGACTTTAACTACCAAATCTAGTGATTTCCTCCTGTGCGTCAAATAGTAAGGAAAGGAGGATAAGTTATGGCAAAAAACGGTGCCAAAGGCGGCGGTCGCCATGGAGCAGTCAAAGGTCGTTCTCAGTCGTATAACCCAAAAACAGGACTATATACCAAACGAAATACTTCAACTGGTAAATTCATGGATGTAAAAACCACCGGTGGTAAATTCAAAGGAGTTACTTCGGAAAAGTAAGTAACTGACTATTTTCAGCCAGTACCTGGTGCAGAATGATAGAAAATCGCGTTACTAAATCTTCATCCTGTTCCTTGTATCCAGCTTCTTGCAACATGGCATGTGTTAATTCGTGGATTAGCACTTGCCTTTTTCTTTCCTCCGAAAGACTTTCACGGATGTATATCACTTGTCTCTCGTAATCGCAGTATCCCCACAGATTCCGTTCATCATCATATGCTTTGAAATGCTCCTGTACAATTACCGAATAAGTGATACCACAAACTTTTACTTCTGCTTTCACCTTCTCTTCCATAGGCTCTCCTTTCTAGTCCTCAAGGACAAGACGCTTAGTCTTGATGACAACTTCTTCAATACGAGCACGTTTCAAGCCTTCACTGATAAAATAATCAATAATAGCACTACGGCTCATTCCTGTACCAATTGATAAACTGCCTACCTCGTCGTAGTTCTCACGACTAATGACCACTGTGGGACGGTTATTCCCTTTCTGCCCTGTACTTGGGCGACCATATCTTTGTTTTGGCATGTTAGCCCCTTTCTAGTTTGGTTGGTTCTCCTTCCCGTGATATAATCGGTATATCAATACAGAAAGGAGCATAAATGTATGAATGACTTTGAAAGTCTTAAACAAGCTAGTTACAAACTAATTGCTGAGTACATTGAGAAAAATCCAGCTGATGTTGCAACTACCGCTATTATTGATGTCATTGAAAAGTTGTTAGCTGCCAAAGATATGCAAGTAGATGAACTTGCTACCAAGAAAGCAGCAAAGACACTCAATGATATAGCTGATAAAGCCTCTGAGTAGCTTTATCTAATCCTTGTTCAGCCTTTTCTTGCCTTCTTTGACCTTTGGCACGATATGCTGAATAAGCTTTTTCCCAAGCCTTGACTATATCCATAGTTGAGGCTTTTAATTTTCCGCTATATGGATACCGTTTTGGTCTCATCCCCTCCTCCTTTCTGTAAATAGCAGAGCTGGTGTGTTTGTTACCGTTTTGGTGACTTCCTTGGTAAAAAAATTTCTTGAATAGGTTTGTTGAAAAACTTACCCAAGAAAAACATTTCGTCTTGTGTAAAAGGTCGTTGCCCTTTTTCTTTCTGACGATACGCATTTTCAGAAATACCAATTTTGTCAGCCATTTCTTCTTGCGTTAAATTTCTTTCTTTACGCAAACCATACAATAATGTTTGCAATAACCCTCACTCCTTTCCCTCTTTTTCCTTTTTGAGTTCTTCAAGCTTTTTATCCAGATAACGCTTGTGAGCGTGTCTGCCAAGAAACATCAAAACCCATAAACCTGCCAACCAATACAACATTGCTTTTTCTGGCGAATGGTGGTATACTCAAATAAGAGGTTGGGGCTTTCGCCCCTTGCTCTTACTTTTTATCTAGTTTAGCTTGCTCAATCTTGTGGTCGAGTACTTGTTTATGCCACAGACGAGCTTGCCTTACCAAGCCTAGCACTATCAGAACTGTTCCGAGTTCGTCAGGTGTTAGGCTTTTTAGTATGTCCATCATTCGCCGTTCCTCCTGTTTTTATTTCGGTTAATTCCTTAACCTTGACTATATTATATCACCGATTCGGTGACTTGTCAACACTTTTTTTGCGAAAAACACAAAAATGTTTCCTTTTTGGTGATTTTTTTGTTATACTACATTTAATAACAAAAGAGTAAAGGAAAAAACATTATGGAATTAAATGTATATATCGGTCAAAAAATTAAAGACTTCAGAAAATTAGCAGGTATGACACAGACCGACCTTGCTCAACGTTTAGAAACAACAAAGCAAACAATAAGTAGGTATGAAAAAGGTGACAGAAAACCAGGTCAGGATACTTTGTTTGAACTGACGGATATTTTTAAAGTAAGTATTGATGACTTCTTTCCGCCTACCACCCCCACCACAGCCCCTAACAGCCTCGTAGAGCAGATTTCGGACAAGGTGGTACAATTAACCGAACCAAACCAGAAAAACGTGCTACGCTACTCTAGCGAGCTCCTAGACAAACAAAATACAGTAACATACAGTAAGAATACAGTAAATGAACTGCAAGCCACCTACCACACCTACAACTACTACGACCAACCCGCTCCCGCTGGCACAGGTCAATATCTGAATGATGTAAAAGTCGAAACAATCGAATTGCCTATTGAAGTGGATGCTGACTTCGTTGTACCCATTTACGGTGATTCCATGGAACCAGAATATCACTCAGGCGACTATATATTCGTCAAACTATCTGTGGACCTCTCTGACGGCGACATCGGAGTATTTGCCTACAACGGCGAAGCCTACATCAAACAACTCCGCATCACAGACCAAGGCGCCTACCTCCACAGCCTAAACCCAGACTATGACAACATCCCAATCACAGCAGACACCGACTTCCGAACCATTGGAGAGGTTGTGGAGGTTTATAGGGAGAGGTAGGGAGGAGATTTTTATGAAAGAAAATCCATACTTTGAGAATGCCAAACAGAATTACATCAAAGTAGAAAAATTATACAAACTTGGCAAGGCAAAACACACCTCCACCAAATACCGCTTCCTAGCCCCTGCTGTCAAAAGACAATCAGAGCAGTATCTTTACGAGGCAGAAAATCCCAAAAGGAAATATTGGAAGTTTAATCGTGGTTCACTAGTCTTTGTTGAATTTGGAGTAAACGTTGGTGGAGAGTTATCAAACAATCATTGGGCTATAGTACTTGATAAAACAGATTCACCGTACAAAAAGACATTGACAGTCATCCCAATCACTTCCAAAGAAAATGACAACACTGTTCCGTTACAAGAAATAATTGGTCAACAATCATTTAAGTACATAGACAAAGAATTTGCTAAACTAGAACAGAAGATAACTGAAGAAAACACTTCAAGTGAAGAGTTCCAGATCACCATTTCAAATCTAAAAGAAGTCATCGACTACTATGGTAAGTACCTCAAACAATCATTTGCAAAATGCGACAGCCTACAAACCGTTAGCAAAGATAGAATACTCAAAAAGAACCCCTTAGACCCTGTAGGAAAGATAAAAGTATCACCAGAAACTCTTGACGCCATCAATGCAAAAGTTAAAGAATTGTATTTCTAACCAAAATACTTTACAAAAATCAAAAAAAAGTATAAAATATGACTGTATTAGAGGTAAAGCCTCATAAAGTTTACATTCGGGATTTAGTCCCATACCGTACGGCAGTCATGTTTTCATGGCTGCTTTTTTTTGCTATTTTACAAAAAAATAAAAAAATCCCCACACTTCCAACCGACCAAAGCCGAAGTGCAGGGTAACCAAATAAGCAAAGACCAGCTATTCAGCAGGACTTTTTGCGTACTCTAATTATATCACTTTAAGGAGGTGATGCCAATATCCTTTCGAAAAAACCTTGTCCAGATTGGTCTTACAGAAAGGAAAAGAGAATGAAATATACAAAAACAAAATACCCAAATATTTTTACGTACGAAACCCAAAAAGGATTGCGTTACTATGTCCGCAGAGGATACTTTGTTAATGGCAACAAGAAAGAATTTAACAAGAGCGGACTACGAAGCTTAAAGGACGCCCAGAGAATTCTAAGGGATATTGAAGAAAGAATTTATCATGATGAAATGGATGTCAACCTAGAACTGACTTTAAATGAATACTGGGAAATCTACTCAGCAAAGAAAGAAAAAACAGGTCAATGGAATGATACATCCATCTACACTAACGCAGGCATTTATCGTACCATGATAAAAGAAAAGTGGGGAAACCTCCCGCTTAAAAAAATAAATCGCAACGATTATGAAGAACATCTGGCAGAAATGCTTGGCCAGTACCGCAGAAATAGTGTGCTTACCAGTAATCGACTTTTGAATTCCATTTTAAACGATGCTGTCAAAAATGGAAATCTTAGACAAAATAAATTGTCTGGCATTTATCTTGGGGAATCAGAGTTAGAACCTCTTAATAAAGAGTTAAAAATCGATGATTTTCAAACGTGGATAAAAACCGCAGAAGAATTACTATCAACCACACATTTTGCATTTGTCTACCTGACTATTTTTGGACTTAGACGCGGGGAAGTCTGTGGTATCAGGTTCATGGACGTTACTTTCGATTCGAATAATCGAGCAGTCTTAAATATAAGAGACTCGCGTTCCAACAGGACAAAAGATGGTGCTGGAAGAACAAAAACAGAAAGTTCTGTGCGGTACGTAGTTTTAAATGACAGAGGCAGTGAGCTATTGTTACAGATCATGGAAACAGCAAAACAAGTCAAAAAGAAAGCAGACGTCATTGTTGAGCAGGAAAAGGATTACCTGAGCATCCGAATAAAGAATAATAAATACTATTTGGAAAGACCTGCTTTTTTAAACAAAATTTTTAAACGAGTAAGTGAGGAATGTGGTATCTATATCACTCCACACATTATGCGTCACTTCTTTACCACTCAATCGCTCATTGCTGGAGCCAGACCAGAAGATGTCATGCACTTCCTGGGACATGCAAGCCTTCAAACAACCAAACAATATACTCACATCAAAGAAGAACGAGCGCATAATGTTACCGATCTATTTGACAAGAAAGTTCTATAA